CGAAAGAGTTGTTCGCGATGGGCGTTCCGTTCAATGCGATCAACGAAAAGCTGAATCTTGGGTTTGACGACATCGAAGGCGGCGACGTTGGATATTTGCCTTTCTCATTGACGCCCGTTTCTATTTTGTCAGAGCCGCCCGAACCGAAGGAAGAACCAAAAGACGAACCCGCCAAGATCGCCGCGCCGAAGAAAAGCGTTTCGTCGTTTACGCTTCAAAAGATTTCATCCGCACACATGAAACAGCACGCCGGGATCGAACGGTCGGTTCAGTCGGCCGTCAGCGCCTACTTTTACGGACAGCGCAAGCGCGTTCTGGAACGGATCGATCCGAAAAAATACGCGTCCGGGGCAGTTGCAAAAGACGTCATCACGAAAGACACGGTTGACTTCGCTTTTGACTTTACCGAAGAAGAAAAGATTTTCGTCAAGCGGATCATGCCGTCTTTGACGGCCGCGGCATGGGCGGGGGTTGAGTTTGCCGAAGGCGTCAACAGCGGGAACGTTGATCGCGCCGTCTTGGATGGCCGCTTGCGGTCATACTTGGCAATCAGAGCCGACAAGATAAAGACAATCCCGCACACGTCATTGAAGAAAGTCAGGTCGATCGTTGAAGAAAGTTTGAAACAAGGCGAAACGGTCAATCAGCTTGCGGACAAGGTTCGCGACTTCTACCGGGTTTCAGCCCCGGTTTATTCTTTGCGAGTTGCGCGGACTGAAACAAACATCGCTTTGAATGGGGGGGCTTTTCAGTATTACAAAACAATCGGGGCGCAAAAAAAGACGTGGGTCACGGCCGGGGACGAACACGTCCGCGACAGCCACGCGGCGCTGAACGGAAAATCGGTCAACATTGATGAACGTTTTGAAAACGGGTTAATGTTTCCCGGCGACGATGGCGACGCGGCGGAAGTCGTAAATTGCCGTTGCACTTACATTGTCGAAAACTTGGAGAATTGAAAAATGTCAAAAAAACCTACCATCATAAACGGACAGAAGGTTTTGAAAACCGAGTTGTTCGAAACAGAAGTCAAGGCGTTGTCCGAAGATGAACTTGAAGTCGTCGGGTCAACGGGGTCAATGGATCGCGACGGCGAAGTTGTCGAGCCGACAGCGTGGGACTTGAAGAACTTCAAAAAGAACCCGGTTATCCTTGCGGGGCATGATTACCATTCCCCGGCCATCGCCCGGGCGACAAACGTCAAGCTTGAAGATGGAAAACTGAAATTCAAAATCAAATTTCCGACCGAGGGCGCATATCCCATCGCCGACATAGACCGAAAACTGTATAAAGAGGGCATTATGTCAGCCACTTCGGTCGGATTCATTGCGCGGGAATGGCAGGACGGCGACGGGAAAGCCGGGAAGCCGTGGAGAACTTACACAAAAGCGGAACTTCTCGAACTTTCCCTTGTTACCGTCCCGTCCAACCCGGAAGCGTTGGTCATGCAACGCGGGATTCTTAACGACGACGAAGTGAAGTTGTTGAAGGGAATCCAGAAAACAAAGGCGGCCGAAAATGTTGAAAACTTACCAGAAGTCGAGCCAATCGAAGAAGGACAGCAAAAAGACAATGACGTCGAAGGACAACAAAGCGATCTTGAAGCCGTCAAGCGAGAATTGGCGGAAATCAAACAGGCCGTTAGTGATTACAAAATAAAAGTTGATGCGCTTGAAGGCGAGGTCGCAAAGCTTTCGACGCAAAAAGAAATCCCGGCGGAAGAAACAGAGCCGAAACATTATCTGGACATTGACGATCCGGCTGAAAGCGATGGAGAAGTCAGCGAAGATATTGTTCGGTCTTTGGTCAAATCCGCTTTTGAGGCATAAACAAAAAATGAACTGAAATGTTTCACATGAAACATTCAAAAAAAGGATCGTGAAAAATGGAAATGGATCAAATGAAAACAGCTTTCAAGGAAGTTGTTTCGGCTGAACTGAATCCTATCAAGGAACAGTTAAAAAGCGCCGAAGAAAAGATCGCAAAGTTAGAGGCCGCGCCAGCAAAAGGCCAAGCCCCGGCGATTGTGACTTCAAAAAAGGTTTACGGTTACAACGTCGAAAAAATGGGTTCTCAAATCCGCGAGAAAGCGGCAAAAAACCCGGCTATGTTCAAGACTTTTTCCGACGAAGAAAAAATGAACGATTTCAGCGAATTCATGCTTGACGTCGTTCAGGCAACAAAATTCCGCAACCCGGCGGCACACCAAAAGCTTTTCGAGCGCCAAGAGAAAGCCGCTTATCAGGAAGGCGCAACGTCCGAAGGTGGTTACCTTGTCCCGGTTGAATATCAATGGGACATGATTCAGCTTGCACGCGAAAAAACCTTCGCGCTTAACGAATGTACTGTTGTCAATATGTCAACGAATTCCTTGAAGCTTCCGAAAGAGTTGACGCTTGCGGCGGTCACTTGGGACGACGAAGAAGCGACTTTTTCAAGCGGTGAAGGAACATTCGATCAGGTCAGCTTGACTGCTCGTCGTTGCGGTGCGACTGCAACCGTTTCGAATGAATTGTTGCAGGATTCCGCCGTTGACGTTGTGTCCATTCTTTCCGAACAGTTTAGCTATGCGACCCTTTTGGACTTGGATCGCGTTGTTCTGATCGGGGACGGCACAAAGTCAAGCGCCTACACTTCCGGGATTATGAACGGAACAGCCGGAAACAGCGTTGTCCTGTCAACGTCCTTGATTACGTCCTTGACGGCCGACAAATTATCCGACGCGATCGCCGCGATTAGCGAAGGTTATTTGATGAACGCAAAGTTTGTCATGGGCAAAACTGCAAAAGCGCAAATCCGCACGCTGAAAGGATCGACAAACGATCACTATATTTATCAGCAACCGGGCGCGCAAGCTTCCGGATCAATTTGGGAATATCCATATTTCACCACGACGAAGGTTCCGGCCTTAACCACAGGCAAGACGGCCGTTCTGTTCGGAAATATGAAATATTTCTATCTTGGCCGTCGTTTGGGTGTCTTGACGCTTGACGTTGATCCATACGGCAAGTTTGACACATATCAAACACGCTTCCGCGTTTGCACCCGTTGGGGCTTTGCGTTGGCCAATTCTTCCGCATTTTGCGCGGTCAATTTGGCATAAGGTCAAGCGAATTGATGACAAAAGGGGGCGGGGGTATTCCGCCCGCCCTCTTTTCTTTCGGAATATGGAATTCATATCAGTCGGGGAAATAAACGGGAAAAGGTTTGGTTTTAAAATGACAGCAGAAGTCACGCGCACAGAAAAGGTCATGTTCATCGCCGACGCATTCAAAGATGACTTCCGGGGCGGGGCTGAAATGGCCTTTGAAGCGATCATTGAAACGTGTCCGGGCGAATTTGTCAGAAGGCATTCGCACGAAGTCACGATTGACGAAATAGTGAACTTCCCCGGGCGAATCATTTTGGGGAATTATTTCAATTTGCGCGATGACGTCATGTTCGCCCTTGCCGATCGCGGGAATTTCAGCTTGATCGAATACGACTACAAGCTTTGTCCGTGCCGATCGCCGGAATATTATTTCTACAAGACAGGCAAGCTTGACTTTCCAGAGCGCGACGCCGTCAGAAAGTTGATGACGCACGCCGACAATGTCTTTTTTATGAGCGAACGACAGCGCGATTGGTATGTCGAACGAATCCCGGAAATGAACGATCACGTTCTTTCATCGACATTCACGCGCGGGGAACTTGCCAAAATCCGCGAACTTATGGAAACGGACTTCGGCAAGCGCAAAGGCAATCTGATTATCTTCTCGAATTCTTGGATCAAGGGGTTCCGCGAAACGGTCGCTTATTGCGTCCGCAATTTTATCGAATACGAAATCGTCAAAGACATAACACACGCGAACCTTCTTCAACGGTTCAAGACGGCGGAAATTTATTTTTATTTGCCGAACGGGATGGACACTTGCCCCCGGGCGGTCATTGAAGCGAAATTGATGGGTTGCAAGATCATTGTCAATGAACAGGTTCAACAACATAACGAAGATTGGTTTGACACAGACGACAACACAAAG